GGCAGTTTTTAAAATCGCGTCAGATATTGCCTCCAAAAGCTGATTAATGGCCTGGCTCATACACCTACTCCTTTGACGACCCATCCATGTATGGGGATATCAATGACTTTTCCGCCTCTACTCAGGCGACGCAGCCCGTCCAGATACTCCTGCAACTCTTCCCGGCCTCGAAAACGGAACGAAAAAAGATTGACGGGCGCAGTTTTCCGCTGTACGTCTTTACCCATACGCAACACCTACTCAATTTGCGTCCTGGCCCGTCGGGAAGTTCCAGTTCCCTGCGGGCCGCTTTCTTTCAATAGTCTGCCGCTGCCTCAGTACGCTTGAGCACACGCAACACAGCAGCGATGACATCATGCCCTTCCCTGTTGATAGCCAGCGCTTCCTGCGGCGTGATTACACCGTCCTCGATAGACTTGCCGAGAACGGCCAACAATTCCCCAAAACGTTTGACGCTGTCAGCCATTTCCTGCGTTATCGGTTCCATGCCGGACTCAGCCTCAGGCAGCCGAAGAAAGACCGCCCCCGTCACTCTGGCCAGATGATAAAGCGGTTCATCACTGCCGGTAGCGCGGATATACGGCACAAGCAGATCCATATCCGGCTTTCTGGTTCCATTGTGCAGAAGTTCGGCAATCATCACCCGGTACGGACGGCCCACCTGATCCGCAATCTGTCCAGCTTTGAGCCCGGAAGGAGCGTTGAGTACAGCCCTGTGTACTACTCGCGAAAGAGGTTCAAACTGCATACTTTTCTCCCTTTATTCCATTGCGAATTATTTCTGGCCGGGCAAAACCTGCATTATGCGACCGTCGGCATCAAGCATGGGGACAATCTTCCTGCGGCGCTGACGCTGCTGCGGCTCTGGAAGCAGATGCGCAGGAATCCCCAAGTCCACCATTGCTGCATGCATTTCCACCGGCATATGGTCACGCATCACCATCTGCCGGAGCGTAGTTTCCGTTCTTCCCAGACGTTCGCCGAGCCACGTAAACGTCACGTTGCGCTCCCGCAGCCAAGCTCGCAATAAGTCGTATCTGGTCATGCTTGATTCCTCCCCGTTAACCTGCTAGTGAAAATCTTGAATGCGGCAAATGATTATCATCAGCATTTTTTATAAATTGATTTATAAGTCTATTTTAGACTTGAGTCAATCCGTTTTAGGCTGGTAACAATGCAAGACATAGCAGAACGTATTGATTTTCTTATTGAAGAAAAACATTCCAGCCGTACTCAGTTGGCTGCGGCTTTAGGCATTCCACAGTCTACTTTCAACAAATATTTCCACTCGACGAGGGGGAAAGCCCTTACCGCCCTAACCAGAAAAATTTGCGCCTATTGGCCGGATGTATCCCGAGACTGGTTGGAAACTGGGGAAGGAGAAATCTACCAGGCGGAACAGCACAGCGCCGAAGAATACGCTACGCTGAAGGCGGAACTTGATGCCAAGCAGGCAGAAAACGAACGCCTGCGCTCCGAGCTGGACGAAGAGCGGCGTTTAAACAGAACCCTTACGGCGAAGCTCCTTATCGAAGGCAGAACAGAAGGTTCTGCCGCCAGCTCGGCAAAAAGCGCCGACAGACAAAAGTAAGCCGGTTTTCCTTTTTAGAAAATAATCAAAAAAAGGAGATACAGATGACTGACCGCATTTTCCCCACTCAAGTGAAAGTATTTGAATATCTCCAATCGTTAGGAATAAAGGTCAGTTTAACAAAAATTAATCGTGATTATAAAAAGGGCTTACTAGTACGCACAGCAGATAAAAAATTCTTAGAAAAAGATGTTCTTAATTATGCAAATATGCTCACCTTGCAGGAACAAAAAAGTCAAATTCAAAAGGATGATAAAATAACTCAGGAAAATGCTATTCCTGATCTTTATTACTATGTACAAGGTAGCGCTCAAAAACCATATACAGTAACCATAAAAGGTGAAGGGAAAAAACTAAAAGTCTCCTGTACTTGTCATGCAGGAATGAGGGGCAAGCTCTTTTGTAAACATATTGCAAAACTACTAACTGGTGACGTTTCCAACGTTACCGAAGGTTCCGACAGCGTAGAAGAGCTTGTCACCCGCACAAAAGACTCTTTTCTTTGCTCTAAAGCAGCTGAATATATATCCACACATCCAGACAAAAATCAAAGACAGCTATATAATATAAAATGTATCAAAGATATCATTCCAACAGTTGAATCAATGTTGTCAGGTACTGGATTATGGTGTGAATATATAAGTCAAAATAATATTGATGAACTATCCATTTATATGAGAAAAACATATAAAAACGGAAAGCCTCACAAAAATCCAAACCTTTTGTTATATTTCCGATACTCTCCCATTCTCATATCATCATATTATGATCCAGACATCGACGCCTTTGTCGAAGAAGAAGATGGCCCCAGTTCCAGACCCTACTGCGTAGATAAAATCAGCTATAAAAAAATAGAATCAGCATGTTCTACTTTTATAGATAAATTACAAGCCATTATTAAAAACTATACGGCATAGTATCCGCTCATACACGCAAGGCCCGGTTCGTCACCGGGCCTTGCGTTTTCTCAGTCGCTTCCGTATGGTGCCGACGTGGGCTAGCTTCCCGAAAAGGAGGTAATGCTCATGGAGCAGTTCCTTTATGACCTGTTCGTCGGCGTGCTGACGGCGGTCATTGCGGCTTTGGTTATCCGTCAGTTAGGTAGATAACAAAGGCCCCTAGGGGAACTGCCATTCTCCTAGGGGCGAAACTTGGATCACTAAATCCGGGAACTAGCCCATCTCTGGGGCAGAGGGTGTTAGCGCACTCCCTGCCCTTCTTAATGAGCTCTTTTCAGCGATTCGTCAAGCGCCTGTGTTTTTCTAGGGCTCCATGCTCATGTGCTTCACCCGATCACGTCTGTACGCTGAATAAGCTCACATTTTACCCGAACGGTGACGGATGACGTGGTCGACAAGGCCTAACTCCTGCGCTTCGCCAGGGGAAAGGAAAGTATCCCTGTCCAGCAGCGGCTCAAGCTGTTGAGCCGGCCGCCCTGAATGATGGGCCAGAATGGCGGTCAACAGGCCTTTGAGTCTGGATATCTCCTGAGCATGGATCTGGATATCCGAGGCCTGGCCCGTATATCCTCCGTGCGGCTGATGGATCATGATACGGCTGTGAGGCAGAGAAAACCTGCGCCCGGGGGCCCCTGCCGCAAGGAGCACGGCGGCCATGCTTGCCGCCTGCCCCATGCACAGCGTAGCCACGGGGCACGACACAAACTGCATGGCGTCATAGATGGCCAGCCCGGCAGAGATGAGCCCTCCCGGGCTGTTGATATAGAGGGAGACCTCCCGCCAGGGATTGGCCTCCTCGAGAAAGAGCAGCTGGCTGACGATCATTGTGGCCGTCCAGTCCTCGATGACGGTATCCAGCACGATGATGCGATCCCGGAGCATACGGGAGTAGAGGTCAAAGACATACTCCCGGTTGCGCCAGGCATCGACGACGACGGGGGCAGACATCAGCCGGCCGCAGCCACGGGCGCGTAGCTGGATTCCGGCAGGGCGCTGACGACCAGCACCCGCGGCGTGTCCGCCTCTGCACGGACACTGCACCGCAGGCGAAGCGTGCCGCACACATCCATATGCGCACATCCGGCTTTTGCCGCGCATATGAGCTGATCATAGCGCACCAGATCGGCACACTGATCGTAAAGGTCATAGATGACCGCCCCGTCGGAGAGCTGCACCGGATTGGGCGAGCAGTTGACCAGGAGCCCCTTGGGCACACACAGATCGAAGCAGCAGCCCACAGGCAGGGTGGTGTCCACGGTCAGAACCACAGGAGCAGCCGCAGGCGCCGTGACGGCGCTGTTGGCCACGACTGAGCGCCTGGTATTACCACAACAGCAAGACATGAGAGCCTCCTTTACTTAGCAACGGTTGCGGCCCCGGTTGAGCCGGCCTGCCCCCTGGCAGGGGCAGCTCCTTCAATCGCAGCCTGCCCCGTCGGTGCACCCTGCCGTTTTATCAGCGGCATGTCTTTGGACGGTTCGGGATCAGGCATATGACTGTAAGGAGCGTAAGGGTGGCCGTCTCTCTCGAAGAAGCCCATACGGGACTGCTCGTCGTCTGCGCCCCGCCGCCAGCCCATCATACCGAAGGGCATGGGGAAGGTCAGCGGCCAGAAGTCACGCGGTTCTTCGCTGTCGCCGGCACGGTGGACGAAGCGCCCGGACCTTCCGCGCCCGCGGCGGTCTTCCTCGTTCACATGGTCGAAGAGCGAACGCTCCCCGCCGTGACGTTCCTCGTTCTCCCAGTCATCCATCCCGGAACGGGAGCGGCGCCCGCGGCGACTTTCCTCATCTTCGTAGCGATTCATTTCCGCACGGGCATCAGCGCGTCCTTGCGCAGTCCAAGGACCAGCTGGATAGCCGCGGTCAGATGGGGGATCTTCACGTCCACGACGAAAGTCACGCCCGCTGGCGGATTCCCCCCCGGCGCCGCCCCGGGCATCGTGCAGTTTTTCCAGCACTTCCTCGACCACCCCGCGGGCGGATGGGTCGCCCTTGGCATACAGACGGAAGGAGGATTTGACATTGTCGTCGATGCGGTCGATGCACATGCTCATTTCCAGCGCGAGTTTCTGCACCTCGAGCATGTTTTTGATTTTAGGCAGGTCCTTGTCGATATCCACTCGGCCGGCCGCTTTCTTTTCGATGGCATCGTCAATCTTATTAACAATTTCAAGATACTTGAGATAGCGCCCCATTACACACCTCCCTGCTCTTCGGCGGCCTGTCCAACTGCCGCAGGGGAGTGCTCCACCCGGCTCTGCGTGCCGCCTTCAGCCGCTGCATTTTCCCCTCCCGGCCTGGCGCCGTTCAGAAGATTCACGGCGCTTTCACCCAGGTTCTGGGCAAAAGAGCTGTTGGCCAGCTTACCGATAATATGACGGCCCTGATCCGTGCAGATGAGAGCCCCCACTCCCACGCCCAGAGCCACAAGCATAGCGTCTCTATTCATAAGCCTTCTCCTGTTTAAAAAGCGGGATTGCCAAAACAACCCCGCTTTGGCTTTACGCGTTATGCGAGCCTTCAACCCTGGCAGGTCCGGGGTCCGCAGGAGAATGTGGCCACAGGCTGGGTAGGTACATAGCAGGGCGTGCCCTTGAGCATGGAGCCTTCGATCTGCGTGACACGGTTGTTGATAAGGCAGAACTGGCCGTTCATGGCGGTCATCAGCTCATTCTGGCGGCGGTCGGCTTCGCGCGCGTTTTCGCTGGCCAGAAGCCGCTGTTCAAGCATGATGGCACGTTCGCGCTGTTCGGCTTCGCGTCGGCCCGCATCAGCTTCGCGCGCCTGATAAAACATGCGTTCCTGGTTGCGTGCGATCTCGTTTTGGTTGTTGAGAATGGCCCAGGAATTGCGCTCCTGACCAAGAATGAGCTGGTGCGTCTGATCCTTGATAGCCCCCTTGATCTCACCCGTATCCACGGCCTGCTGACGAGCAAATTCACCGGCCTGACGTACTATTTCGGTATGGTTGCGGGCTACTTCCGGGTCCATGTAATTGGCGTATCTGGACCAGGTCAACTTGTCGGCACAGTTTTCGCGCGGATGGAATTCACCCATTACGTTGGCTACACTGGTCATGTCGTTGCATCCGTGCTGCTGGCGGAACGCCGCGAACAGGATGATAAGGAAAATGGCCATCAGAAAAAGCCCAATTCCTCCGAAGCTGGAATAGGCCATACCGCCGCCACCGCCAAGGTTCTCAATTCTTTCAGACAATTCCATACGAAACTCCTATTGTTTGAGCGCCGGGAAGGGATTTCCCCTGCGCGTGTCTGCGGCTTTTTTCCCCTGTGCACTCTGTACGCCCGTCTTCTCCTGATCAGGTTTTGCCGCTCCCTCATCCACGATGGAAGAAAAAAGGTCATGAAGCTGCCGGGATGCTCCAGGGCGGAAGGTGTCCAGGATGGAGGCCACAGGCCCGGACTGCAGGTACGCCATGCCCTGCCGTATATCATCCAGGCCCAGGTGCCGGTCAGCTATGGCGCGCAGCAGATCTGCCTTTGTGTTGCGATACCGGCCGAGCGCTTTGCTCGATTCGCTTATCAGTTCGCGCCACTGCGGCGAGATCCCCGGAAGAAGCTGCAGTACGATCGGAAGAATATTCATTTTTTGCCTCCTCCGGCTGCTGACCGGTCGCCGTCATGCTCTGAATAACGGATAACAAATGGTTTTGTTTTTCAGACATCTCATTGATGAGAGCCGTTGCACGGGCAAGCTCCGCCGCCTGTGCCTTGAGGAGCGCATCGCCCGTCAGCTCCGGCTTAATTTCTCCCAGCTCCACAAGCCGGTCATAATACTGCTGGCAACGCGCATAGACGCTGTCATAATCTGCCTTGAGTTCGTCGTAGGTCTTGGAGAGTACACCTATCGCCTGCGCGCCCTGTGTAGCGTCCGTGCTGTAGATCTTCCCATCCTGGACGTACCCCATAAACGAGGGCTGACTGATGCCGAATCCGCCGGCATAAAACGTCTGCGTCATTTGCCGGCCCCCATACTTGCTTTACCCATAAAAAAAACGCTCCACCTTATTCCCGGTAATCTGTCCGGGCTTTTGATGAAGCGTCCCACAAAAACAAAACCTGAGGGAGGCGAGCGACAACATCAGAACTTATGGCGTCAGATTATGACGCACAAAAACGATTATCGGGCCCATACGCCGGCCTTCCAGTCATCAAGCCAATCTCGCCTATACCATATATGATGTCCGTTGGGGCTTACAAAATGGGGGCCGCGGTTTTCAGGAGTCCATACTTTTGCCCCACCGCGCATCTTACGCAGCCAGGTTTCTGAAATCCTGAGATAAGCAGCGGCCTCTTTCGGGGTCATGTGGTCGTCCTGCATCTGGAAACCTTTTTCCTCTATGCTTCTTTTGATAATCATTGCCAAGAGCTGATTTCTGTTGGAGCGCAATATCATACACCAGTGCATTTTCCGCACCAAGAAAATCAAAGGAGTTTTGTATGACAAACGAACTCGACATTGCGCTCCAGAGACTCGTTACCGACAGCGGCCTGACTCCACACGAAATAGCCGAGGCCATCGGTAAGGCCTACTCCACCCTTATGCGAGAGGCTAATCCCAATGATCACCGAGCCAAGATAGGGGCCATTACCCTCTATCAAATCATGGCTCTGACAGGTAATATCACCCCCTTACGCATTATGGCCTCAAATCTGGGTTATGAGCTCATCCCAGTAAAGCATCAATAAACGAACTGCCCAGGCACGACGACATCGGGCCTGGGCTCATAGTGCACCGGCAGAAATCAAAAACGCCCCCCGTTCTCCACGCTCACGCCTGACAGTAAACTTTCGTTTCGGATCCTGTTCTATACATTCCACCAGTGCTATGGCTTCATCCCAGAGCGCGGCATCCAGAGCTTTACCATGTACAGCTATCTTGCCTCTATCCCTTCGTTCTTTTCCGTCTTGCGAGTCTGATACCATCTCTACCAGCACATGATCAGCTCCGGCAGATATCCTGCATCGAAAAGCTCTCCGCAAAAAGTCTTCTTGGTATGCGTACATAAGTCACCTCCTCTGGGAGCTTGCCAAAACGTTGTGCCCTACGAAATTATAATCATTTGCATATTTATAAAAATCCTTCTGCCTTTGCGAATGTCAGCAGAAGTAAAAAACAAAGCCCCAACTCAATCACGAGCCGGGGCTTGTCGCATGGAAAATTCATCTTACCAAAAATGTTTCAATCCACGCCTACATAATCCGTAAGCAGGCGACGGATGATTTCTGACACATTTAAGCCTTCCTGTCCAGCTTTCTCAGCAGCCTGATCCCAAAGATCGGCAGGGACACGGAGAGTCTTGGATACCATACGTTCGTCATATTTTAGAGGCCGCCCGGGAGCTTGAACCTGATGGAAGGCCAGCCAGAAAGCCCCAGTTTCTTCCTGTGAAAGTCTACCGACGGCGCCCGGAGAAACCTCTGTAAGTAAAGCTGCTATCCGTTCATGATGCTCCGGCGTCAGCTTTTTTTCCCGTCTGTTGATGGCCGCAATGAGTTTTTCGGCAGGCTCGAAACAACAGGTGTCGATTTCTGTGTGGGATAACCGTACTACAGAGTTAAGGATTCCGTAAACTTTACCATAGGCTCGGACTTCTTCGGTGGTCATCATTAGGGAATCTCCTATGCGTTCTTGAGATTTTCGTAGGCGGTCTTGAGATCGGGGTCATACTTGGTGGCGTAGGCAACGCGCTTGTCGCATTCAGCCCAGAAGGCAGGGTGCTGTTCGGCGGGAATCGTGGCAAGAGCAGAGGGGATAAGAGCGATGTATGCTGCGCCCTGGCAAATGTCCACCAGTCCTGCCTGATGATCAAGAATCCACCCGGCGTGCTTAGAGTCGGCCCATTCTCTGACGGCGGCCTGCATAGGAGCCTTCCAAGTGGAAATGATTTCTTCGAGGATGTTTGAAGCGTAGGCTATCTGCTTTTCGGTGCCGGTCATGGTTGTTCTCCTTTGTTGAGTTATGTATATACAAAATTATTATTTATGTCAATACAAAAATATTAGAAAATGTAAACACTGCTATCATATTGAATTTTCATGTTTATAAAAATCCTTCTGCCTTTGCGGAACGGGGATACCATCGGAAAATACAGCCCTGCATCAGCTCCCAACATCTCTGGGGCCTTTTACGATCTTGCAGTGGGGGCCGACTTAGACACAAGTGGGGCGTTGACTATGGGGCAGGGACGAGGTGCTTTTTATGCACCACCTACCCTTCACCCTCTAAAAAATTCCTCAGTGCAAAAAGCGACGGCGCGGACGACGATAAACGCTGAGGGTGATGGTCTGGAGTTTTCCGCCGCCCGCTCATCCCCCGTATATGGACGGGCCGCCACCGTTATGCCTGAGTCTGCCGAGGTGACAGTTGGTATCTATTTAGGCCGGGCGTCCGAGGTATAGGCCGACAGTCATGTTTACACTGGGAGGCATGACCGTGGTATTAGATCCATAAATAGCCGATGAGCGGGCGGCATCAAAAGTAATACTCCCTAAACAAGTGCCCCCCTCCCACGCATCGCTATTAATGCTTTGATTTATGACATGGTACATTGACGTCAGGGCACCGGGATCTGACGTCTCGAGCCATTCGCCCCCGAAATTAAAATGGTCTGCAAGATGTGTCGGGCGCTGAATCTTACCAGTGATGTTAGGGACTCCCGGCACATTATACTTGCCGCTTGTTCCCCCGCCCCGCAAAAACAGAGTGATTTTTAATCATGGATTTTTCTGCCGCGTCATGGAATACAATATAGGATTACAATCTCTATCCAGAGGAGTAACCTCTATGATTGATTTTGAAAAACGTGTACAGGCTATTGTAGCAAATCAACGAATGTCCATACGAGATCTGGCGGATAAACTGGGAAAGGCCTACTCCACGCTCTCCAAAGAATTAAATCCCAACGACGGCACTGCGAAGCTTGGACTTACGACCGCGCTCAGAATCATGCAGATAACTGGCGATCGACGAATACTTGATCTGATGCGGCAAGTGCTGGACGATACCCCTCTGGAGATCCCAGAAAGATACAGATCACATAAGCCATAGCGTACGAAAAGGCCCGGTATAAACCGGGCCTTGCTTTTTCTCAGGCGCTTCCGTATGGTGCCAGACGTGGGCCAGCCTCCCGCAAAGGAGGTGAAGGCTCAAAATGGAGCAGCTTCTCATTGACCTGTTTGTCCAGATTCTGGCGGCGGTCATTGCGGCCCTTGTTATTCGTCATATAGACCTTTAACGAGTTAGCCCCTGGAGAAGTTGCAGTTCTCCAGGGGCTGGCAAAAAACGTAGTATAAAAACTGCGGAAGCTGGCCCATCTCTGGGGCAGAGAGTTGTCGCACTCCCTGCCCCTTCTTAATGGGCACTTTTTCTTTTTTCGTCAAGGCCTCACTCAGGCATTTCCACGGCTCCCTGACCTTCCTCCAGCGCGGCCAGTTCTGCACGCAGGGCGTCCACTTCGTCAGCGTACTGCCTCATGAGCACGATTTCCTCGGCGTAGTCTTCAGCCGTAGCGCGGCCCGTCGCTATCTTGGTGCCGATATAGTCGTG